TCTATTAACTGGGGTAACAGTTTCCATCGCTCAACCATTAACGACATGTATGAGTCTTTAGCAGTCTCTCCCAACATTAAATCAGGAGGTCTATGTCCAAAAAACTCACAAGGTATAACCTTTACATCACTTATTCCATCAGCACTATGTACCAACATGTCCAAGATATTTTTTATATTTTCAGTGTATGGAACAAACACTTTTAGCATTGTCTCATCTCCTCCAATAATTTTCATATAATTAAGTCCTTGTTATTTTAAATTTCATCTAGCCTAGTAATTTCATACTTCAAAACTACTTTTAAGTTATCTAAAACAAAATAAGGAGGATATCTTTCTACGTCACATACTCGGATATCATCCCATATAATCCAAACACTACTTCCTCTAATGGCTTATTTAGTTTTGTTATCATATTATTTTACAGTTCTTAAATACATTATTGCTAGTGAGATCTCTATAACCTTTATTTTCTCCCAGGTCAGACGAATGTTCTGGATAATTCTGCATTAGGGATAGCCCGTGCGCGGCTTGCTGTGGAGTCATATACATATTCCACCCTAACATATCAATATTATCTTCTTTGTAATTAACTTCAGATCTTCCCTCATAGCGAGCCTTCTTTAGCCACTCTACCATTTTAAAATCGTCCGTGAGGATCATTCCCCCCTTTCCAATAGCCAACGTCTTTTTAATATGAAAAGATAGGCACATAGCTGTACCTGGAATATACATCCCAGACGTTAATCTTTTAGCAGCATCATAGATTGGATAAGGCTTTAGTTGATAAGCTCCTGACCAATCCTTATCTTCAAATACTACTTCCCCTCCTGAATGGATAATAGACATTGGAACAGAGAGGTAAGTTCGTTTAGGAATTGTTACTTCTTTGACCTGATGATATTTACAACAAAGAAATAAAGCGTTAGTACAGCTATCTACAGCTACAGCAAAAGGAGCCCCTGTGTACTCAGAGACTTCCTCTTCAAACATTTTAACAATGTTATATGGATTATGTTTTATACTTTTAGTGGTCATATGATAGTATATGGAACTTTACATTTATCAAATAATTTTTGACTAGCAATATTGTCTTTTTTAATTTTACCCGCAGCATCAGGAAAAATACTAGAGATTTGATCTAGCATAAATTTTCCCACACCTTTTCCCTTATGATCAGGGTGAGTGCAAACCCTAATGTCATTATCAATAACTCCAATGTACCCTACAGGAGCAAGAGATGCTAAACAAATATAATAATTTTTTGAATACTTATTCATATACTCTAATTGTTGTTGTATTGTAATATCAGCTTGTAATATAAAACCATCACGATTATCAGAATGAGTTCTTAATCTTCTCACAAACTCATAATACTCAGGAGTAATAGGTATTAGTTCCATATATCTTCCTGTGTTCCGTACTTGTTAGGCATACCTAATACCCAATGCTGTAAATAACCTCTATTATATTTCCAACCCTCTAAGTTCATCCACGGATTTAAAGCACTTCCTATATCAATATAAGTATTTTTATTACATGCTTTAAAGCATTCATGAATAATGTAATTACTTAGAGTAGAGGCAGAAAACAAAAAGACCATATTTTCAATAGCGTTATCTAATATCCAATTTTTTATTTCTTCTACCTTGTCATAATCATTAATGATACAATTACTTCCCACCCTAAACACTCTAACAACATTCAAACCCAGATTATCTACTTTAGCATCTTCATTAACTATAAAGACAATCTCCCTATCTTTTAATGATGGCATTACCTCTCTGATAAACCTAGGATAATTATTATTGATAAACACATTAGAGTAGGTTAAATGTTCATCGTCCCCTTCTCCATAAAGATCTAACTGAAACTTAAAAGCATCTTCTCCAGCAATATCCTCATCAACTACACCAGTCAATCCCTTATAGTAGTTATCTTTTCTATACTGTAACGCTTCAATCAGCTTATCCCTATAAAATTTATCCCTATCAGGATCAAAGTCTTTTAACTCCTCCTTAGTATAAACTCCATGTCCAGTTTTTTTCCCTGTAACAAAATGATCTTCTGCCAAAACTAAACGCTCTCCTTTAAGCATAAAGAGTTCTCCATCAGAGAACCTAGCAAAAGCAAAATTTTCCTTATCTCTTATTTTTTGAGCAAACTTATCAAACTCACCTGAGAAGGTCTTTGTATAACATTTCATTTTAAACCTAGTACCGTTTCCCATCCATTATTGATGCCGTGGGAAATACACATATCTCTTTGTTGGTAGAAATCTTGAATAGGCATTAAAGAGCCGTTAGAAGAAGCCTTAGAATCATTTCCATATTCTTCTGGTTTAAGAGAACTATGTAGTCTTGTATTTTCAGCAGGATGAGGAGGACAATAACAATTAACATCTCCATGCTTTTTAGCTAAGTAAGCTAATTGAATGTCTTCCCCATTTTCTAGTGTATACGGGGTTTCATACCACATGTAATTAAGATGCTCTCTCTTTAAAAACCAAGCGTGTCCTACCAAGTCCTCTCTCATAGTTACTGGGTTTTTTACAGGCCACCCCATTCTTTGGTGTTGCACATAATTCTTACTATGTAAAATACAGCCTGCACCTCCCAAAATACCAGGAGTCTCTTTCATGGTGTTTAAGCAGTTTTCAAACCACATATCTCCAGGCATCGTGTCATCATCAAAAAAAGCAACATAGTCTGTTTGAGCTAAAAGTCCAATAGTAAATCTAGCATGATACTTACAATTAGTATCAGATTTAAATACCTTATCTAAGCCTAAATTATAAGGATTGAATTTTTTATTCTCTTTACAGTTATTAACCCATAACCATATATTATCGAGTTTAATAGTTTGACTTTTTAGCGCCTCTATTTGCTCTTTTAGGTATTCTGGCCTTTTATAGCAATTTAAGATAGCAGTTATAGATCCAGACACTTCTTCCACCTATTAAAAATTTCATCTTTTTTCACAATATCTTGATTGTTACTCGGACCATTAAAAGGTATGCCTGCTAGTTTACACTCTGCCTCTACAAGCCCGTAAGTCTCACTTAAAGAAGAATGATATACAGCACTAATCTGCCCATACATCTTCTCTCTATCATCTTGATGACCCGCTAGCCTAATCCTGGAATTAGAATTCATAAGAGGAGAAACTTCTTTATCAAAGTAGGGCATATCTGTGACATCTCCAAACAGAAGTACCGTATCGTATCCATCTTTGAAGGCTCTAGTAATGGATAAGTGAACTTGTTTATTCTTATCCACACTCCCAATAACCCCAGCCACTTTATTATTAGGATCTTTCCAAGATAGCTTATCTACAACAGGAGGAATAATCACCGAAGGATGATTAACACTATGCCATTGCTTTTGAGAATTACTTACGAAAGCAATAGTATTATATTGTCGTAAATTTATCTTTTTAAGGGGAAACAAGTCTTTCTCATGGCAGTACAGGATATGCTTCTTGCATTGAATCCCTGGAGGAATTTGGATGAAATGGCTGATTAAAATATCATCAGGATCCAAAGCTGCTGCGTCAAGAAGCTCACCCCTACATTTATCCATATGCCAGTCATGAGGACCATAAAATGTACAATCTACACCATTCTCATTTAGCAAATTTGTTAGAGCTATATGAGCTATAGTTCCGCCCCCAGGACGGGACCAACTACTAATCAGCTTTACTTTGGACATTTCCTGACCCCATTAATTGTCTGTATAATTTTAATCTCTCACCCACTACTTTATTCATATCGAAATTAGCTTCTGTTAGCTGGTGGAGATTATTTCCCATACGTTCTCTTAATTTTTTATCTTTACCTACTTTAGTCAGAATTTTAATCCACTCTGATTTTCCCTTACTTGGATCAATTAGGAAGCCTGTCTCTCCATTAACAATCCACTCATCATAGCACCCTACATTAGAAGCTACGAGGGGAACTTTATAACGTCCACATTCTGCTATCTTAATTTCAGACTTGCTATCATTAAAATCATTAGGTTCCAAAGGTGCTAGAGCAATATCCATGTTCGTAAAAAACTGTCCGTACCTATCAGGAGGGAAAGCGTAATGAATATTCCAATTCCTATGCCCTTTAAATCCTCCTAATATAATGGCATGATATTTTTTCCAAACATCCAATTGCCAATCATCTTTGGGAGTTTCAGGAGGTGGATGTCCATAAAAATCCCATTGACAATTTTCTCTTCCTACTCTCCCATTAACTAGATTTGGAACTCCCGCAAAATATTTAACATCCTGTTCATGATGAATACCTCCTGCCCATCCAAATCTACAGTAATTCTTTTTAGGAGGAGCCGTTCTTTGAAGATTCCAACAAGGAAGATTGTAATCAATACTGTTCTTTACAATAGCTAAAGTATGAGAACAAAAAGGCTCTACTCTCTCTGCAAACTTTCGTTGCGTTACAGTTACCAAATCAGAATGGGAATAGATAAACTTAGTTATCTCTGATAACCCCTTCTCTTTGTATACACCGTACAACCTATGACCTTCATATAAATCTGTAAGAAGATCATCAGTATCATAGTGGACAAACTTTCCAAACTCTTTTCCCTTCCCCACAATCCTAGCTGTATAATTCCCCCCAAAGTTACTTAGATTTCCAAGGACAATAATATCTGCCCACTTCATGTTCTCAAACTTAAAATCAGAAATCCAGGTTCCATCCTTTTCTTCTACACCCAGAGGGTTTTTGTCAAATCTAACTTCAACCTCATCAGGGTATAACTCTTGAAGTTTTTTATATGGGGCAATGATTCTGTAATAGGCACATCCTCCCTCATTAGCTGGGCAAGCAAGTATTTTTAGTTTATCACTCATAGTTAAAAAAATAAGGAGGTCCCCGAAAGAACCCCCTTATTATAGTTGGGAAAAGCCAGATGCTGATCTAATTTTTAGGCTTCTTCTTCTTCTTCAGCGTCAAAAACATCCTCTGTTTCAGGAGAGGAGTGAGTCATACCTAGAGCAGCCGTAACACCAGCGACGACCCCACCAACATCTACGTTCTTATCCGTAGGAACAAGAGCTTTGAAAGCTTTAACATAGTGCTTGCGCTTACGCTTGAAACCCAGAGCAAGTAGAGCTTCCCACCCAGCTAGAGCAGGGATAAAAGTTTTACCAATATGCATCGCTGCATCAAAGGCAGTACCAATAGCAGTATCGCTCATTTCACCCATGAGGGGAATATGCTGGGCGTCTTCACTCACAAGAGCTTCTTTAGGAACCACAACCACATCCATACCTTCAGGAACTAGTTCCCTAACAGACTCTGGAAGTTGATCCACGGGAACCGTAGCAAACTCTTCACCTTCAACTACATTATCAAGAGTGGTGACAACCATTTGCTCATCACCAAAAAACTCGCTAACAGCCGCACAAGAAAGTAAGCCAAACGCGAGAAAACCTGCAATAAAAAACTTCTTCATAATTTCTCCTTAACTTTGAAGTTTAGTGAGGTAATCATTATCGGAAGTCTCTTCAGAGGTTCCCGCATTTGAAGTACCTTTAATCGGAGTCCCCATCAGAAACTCCGCACTCTGCTTAACAGTATCATAGTCCTCCAGCTTAACTAGATCATGAACTTCATGCAAACTTTCCATAATACTAGCAATCTCTTGGTTAGTTCCAAGACGGGAAGACTTGGGACGAGGCTGAGACTGATCGTACTTCGGCCATTGTCCTTCCATCTCTTTCACGATCTTAAAATCGTGACCACTTTCAGGTTCAGTAATATCTCCAAAATCAGGATCGAGCATAGCTCCAATAATCTTTTTGAAAAGAATCACACCCACCGAAAGAATTTTCACATCTCCACTCTCCCTATCAAGAATATTCATGTAATAGCGAGCACGAGGTTTAATCTGACGAGCAAGATCCTCGTCTTCTTTACGTCCAGTCTTCCACAAACCGTAATAAAGATCACAGAGAGGACAGGGCTCCCCGTGAATCTTTCTACAGTGGACGTTCTTCACATTCCCCTCTCCTTGGGGAATTCTATGAATTTTAGTTTCCGCATAGAATTCCCTTTCTTCATCTTTCCAAGGGAGGACGCGAACTGCATTCGTCCCTTCAGGAATTTGATAGAACTTTTTCAAAAAATCTGCGTTAGATTGTGTTGCAGTTGCGGGATTCGAAAGTTGCTCATGCTTAAGACGCAGAGCTTCAAGATCAATAGCCATAGTAGTAGTCTCCAGTTAAAATGTTAGTGTTTTTAGTTCACTTATATAGTTTAGTTTCTTCTCGTTTGTTCGCAGAAACTTGGATAATCATATCCTTCTTATGCTCAAGAGCCCGTACCAGCCCTTTGAGAAGTTCGTATTTAAAAGAGGCTTCATCTGCACTATTCTGTAGTGCAGAATAAGTATTGTCACTAAAGACAATATCATCAAGGTCTTTAGCCGTCAGCTTAACACTAGAAGAAGCCTTTGTAGTTTTTCGAAGGTCAGAAGCAAAGTGCGTGATGTTCAGATTGCACTCATTCATCTTCTTTTTAGCCATACTCATCAGCCCGTGATAATAGGAGTAAACCGATGCCTGGCGCATCATCTCATTATCAATCTCATACTCATTGTAATCCATCAGAGCATCGCTGATATCTTTATAGTTATCCCAAGTAAAATCCTCTAGGGATTCAATCAAAGTATTCATAGTAATAAAAAGTTAGGGTTTAATAACCCCCCGCTCCACCAGTGGAAGGAGAAGAGGGGGAAGAGGGCGTAGGAGAAGTTCCAGTTTGTGTATAAGATCCGCCTCCCTTTGAAATATTATAGCCAGGAGTTGTGTATTTTTGAGGATTTTCTTGTAATTTTGTGGAAGTAATAGTAGTGGATGCGGCAGCAGTATTATACACTGTGGCTGGGAATCTATGCTCATAAATTTCTTTTGATAAAATAGATAAAGCTCCAGTGCTGGGATCAAGATACACATAATCTCCACTCTTCCCGCTCTGTACTATATTGCTAGCATTACTCTCTCCCATATAAAGTAAACC